CGGAACACCTACAAGAGACTACCATCTCTTGTAAAGAGCCATCCTGCGGAGCAGTGCGGCGGACCCCTTCATAAGAAGGCATCCGTCGACCGACACCGTGGAGGCGATACGTCCTCGACCCAACAAGTTTGGACTGCTTGTTGGGCCGGTCTTGTCCACGCTGGCTGGGACTCCCTGGCGCTCGGTTGGCACTTTCACCGCTGGTTCGTCAAGACCTCTCGATCCCGAGGTATTGACTGGACCATGAAGGTGGTGAAAGAGCTTACCGGGTTCGTCAGAGCCCGCGCTCTTCGCTCGTTCTCCCCTCTGCCCCGGTTCTTCCCTACGGAAGTCGCCGAGTGCATGGGGAGGCTTGCTTGGAGACGCGGTCTCGACGGGTTCGCATTCTCTAGGTGCTCGAGGGGCTTCCCCAAGCCCAACGCTTCCGGCGTTGGGCTTGCCCTCGCGGAGCACATGAGAATGTCGACGACCAGGGGTCACACATCGGGTGCTATTCTGGGTAACCTTCGCAAGTTTGTCACGTCTTCCGTCAACGGAAGACGCATGAAGGATACCCCGAACAGCCTCCCCTCTAGTACAAGCTCCTGCTATGAGCACTCTGGTGCTCATGGCGGGATTGATGGTTATCTGCTCCAAGCGGGCAGGCGGTGGATCGCGGAACGTGTTGATCGGATCAACGACTGGGAAGACAGCGGAAGGCAAGACATGCCTTTCGGGGACATTCCACAGTCTGTTGTCGAAGACAACACGCTCCACCGCTACTGCCAGGACAGCCTCGGACGCTACTGTTTGTCTCTTATGCGTCGCGAGGTTGGTTTTGGCATCACTTGGAGCGCTGATAGGCTCGTGGCCGTTCGCGCGGTCGGTGTACTCTCCCTCAGGCATAGGCGCGCTGTCCAGCAGCTGTGTCCTATGTCTCGGGCCGAGTGCATCCGATCGCCGGGCGGCAAATATAGGGTGGTCACCGTGCCAGACTGCCTTACATTTGTCGAAGGAGACTGGATCCGTCGCTCCGCAAACCTTCTCCCCAGGGAGCATTGGTTTGTCGACGACGGCCAGTCCCTTTGCCACGACCTTCGACAGCGAGACGGATGGTTTGTCTCGTCGGACCTTTCCAAGGCCACCGACGGACTCCATCACGACGCCATCGAAACCGTCATCGAGACTCTCGCCTCTTGTGGACTCATCAGAACTTCTGATTTGATCCTTGCCAAGAGGAGTCTCGGCTTGTACCCGCAATGCGAGGTCGAATGGGATTCGATCACTCGCATTGCGACGAGGGGAAGCCCGATGGGCACTCCTCTGTCGTTCGTCGTCCTCTCCTGGATTTCGTCCTGGGCAACCGGGGCGTTCCAAGCGGCCGCCTCGCACGGTGACGACGCTGTGGGTTTGACATCCTTGGACTCTGCCGAGAGACAGGCAGAGTTCGAGGACTACTGCAGCGCCGTTCGCAGTGTTGGTGCGGACGTCAACGAGGCCAAGTCGTTTGTCTCTCCGAGCAGATTTACTTTCTGCGAGACTTACGGCGTTAGGCACAAGTTGAGGAGAGGGGGGCGAAGCACGTCTGTTCTCTTTGCTCCTCCTGTACCGCAACCGGACATTCGCAGTCCCGTTGCGGCCGACACTCGGTGTGGTAACCGAATGCTCAAAAGACAAGAGAGAGTGATGAGAACCCTCTTCCCCTGGGTGATCAAAGATCCCCGCTTGCACCTTCCGGTGGAGGCTGGCGGACTTGGCTACCTTGGGAGAGGCTTGGATGTCTCTCGTTCTTTGCGTTGTCGCCTTGCGAAGGCCCTGTCCAAGGGGCTTAGCAAGGACATTGGCGAGAGACTTTCCGGGAAACGTGCGTTCCGAGAGGAGGGCCTCTTCCCCCACCCCATGGTG